TCGGAGGCAGGGTCTGTAGGGGGTTCGACGGTGTGGCGCTCAGGGCCCGAGAATTCGCACCCAGATTTGCGTGCCAGCCATGCGCACGCCTTCCGCAGCGGCGTAGATGTCGGCGTCCGTGATGCCGTATTGCGGTGAGCCGACGAGCGGTCGATAAGCTGTGACGAAGGACTGATACGGGCACTTCAAAGAGCCCCATGCGCCAGCAACCCCGTAGGCTGCGGTGCCGTTGTTATAAACGCCCGTATCCGCTACCCGCGCAGGCTCAAACACAATCGGCGTGCGCCCGGTGATCTTGGTGAGCACGTTGATGAGCGCCGTTCGCGTGTTGCGCGTCAGGAAAATCGAGGCCTGGATGCGCGCCCGGTAGCTCGAATCCGCGAGAGTCCCGCGCGGCAGGTTCGGGCCGAAGAAATCCCCGGCGATGATGTCGAGAAACCCGTCCGTCGCCGTCGCAATGCGCGTCTGAAGCCTCACGTAGGCGAAAAGCGAATAGACGAACGCGAACATGTTAGCGATGCCGGTCAGCAGCGCATCGCGCAGTGCCGAGTTCCCATTCTGGAACCAGCCATGCGGCATGAGTTGCTGCAGGCGGCTTAGAAAGTCGCTCTGATCTCCGGTGCTCACGGCTTCATACCACTATGAAACCGACAGCTTTGATGATTTGCTGCGGGGTTGGGACGAGATCGGCGGTACCAGCGTTCAGCGTGATGCCGGTGACGTTCGTCACGCCCGCAACACCGAACGCGATGCTAGCCAGCAGGTTGTAGGGAAGCGCGGCACCGATCGGCAAAGCGTTGATCTGCGCTGAGAGCGCTGCGATGACCGCCGCGACCACGGTCGAATGCACTGTCCCGCTCGCCGTGGTGAGCGTCATTCCAATGGTGGCGTTCAGAATGATGGGCGCGAATACGCCGTAGGTGATGCTCTCGCCGCGCACCGCTTCAATGGCGGCAGCCACCTGGGCGATGAAACTTGGAGGGGGAGCCCCTGTGCCGTTATCCACGATGACGTAGAAGAACCCCGGCTGGGATGCCCCGGCCAGCGTCTTGTTCTCGACGAAGGTGAAATTGACGTTGGCTCCAACCGACTGAATCGCAAACTTGATCGCGCCCGGGGTTGCGCTCGAAAGGGAGGTGATGAACTGCGGGAAGCGCGCGTGATAGGCGGTATCCGTTTCAGGATCCGCCCCGCCGGTCATCGGGGCGGCGTTGTTCACCGTGTCGATGTAGGGGATGGACTGCGCAAGGATGGTGATCGCGCCTGCGGTGACATTCGCGGCAGCGGCAGCATTGACGGACTTGACCGTGACGACAGCGCTCGCAGTGCCAGCGGGAATGATGTAGGCATTCGCCCCCACATTCCATGTCGGCTGGGTGGTATCGGCGATCACCGCGTATTGCTGGGTGCCGTCTGCGGTCTGCACCAGAACGCCGACCGCAATCGTCGCCTGATTGGTCGAGGTGAAGCGCGAGAAGGTGACCTGTCCGCCTGCATTGAATGCTTGGAGGCGTCCAAAGCCGAAGTCAGCGCCCCAACTGTCCGCATCCGGCCCGTTGCTCGAAGCGAAACGGGTGAGTGATGCGACTTGCAGCGCGATGCCCTGAAGCCATAGCGCCATCGCCGCAGTCGCCTGGAGCACGGCGCGCAGCACGGAACCGGGCGAGAGGTCCACCAGGCGGGACGCCGCGCCCTGGACGGCAGTCACCGCATTACTGAGGTACTGCTGGAACGTATTTGTGCTAATCGCCACTTAGGCCCCCTACGAGACGGTGAACGAAAGAGCGACCGGCGCATTCGTCGCCGCGTCGTTGTAAGCAATGCTCACGCTGAAAGCCGTGTTGTCCGGCGGCGTCTGGGTGACCGTGATAATCGGTGCCGGTATCTGCGCAACCGCTTGCTCAAGCAGCATCTGCGCGCGAATCGCAGCCTGGATCTTCTGCTTGTCGATCGGCTGGCCAATGAATGCAGGCAACCCCGCCCCATACGTCGGCTCGAAAATGTAGTCGCCCGACGTCGTCGCGGATGCGGGATTCGTGAGCAAGCGCCGCAACACCCGCTGCTGGCCGCGCGTGGTGCCGTTGACGGTCTGGAGGTCCCCCGTACCGCTCGCTATGAGGTCATTCCCCCAATAGTGATAGAGGTCAACCAGTGGGCCAGTGGCGATCGGCGGCAGCGCGGGCAGCGTCGATGGGGTGACCTGACCAGGAACGGGGCCGAACGCATCCGAGCCGAAACCGGAGGTTCCGAAGGTGAACGGATTGGCCATGATCTACGGGACGCAGCTATACCAAAGGGCGCCGGAGGGGGCGCTCGGAAAATTGAACACGACCTGGGATCCACTCACCGAGGCTGTGTAGGCCGCTCCGGAGGTAGTTGTCGCCAGGCACTTGGGGCCAATCGAATATGCCTGGTTAAATCCTAATGTGCAGGTGGTCGGCGTGCCCGTCCCGATATTGATGCTGCCGGAAGTGTCCGTGCTGCCGCCGTTGACCGTTGGCGTGCCGCCGCCGCAAGCGCTCACTGATGGCGCGATGATCGTATCCCAGTAGTTAGAGCCTGGGATCAATGCGGTGTGCACGTAGCTTCCGGTGCCCACGATCGCGTTACTGCCCGCCGGAGAGGCCACACCGATGTTGCTGTGAGCCACGAAGGGAACCGAAGCGCTGCCCACGGCGATCGGGTTATAGACGCCGTTGAACTGGTTGCCGATAATGCTGCACATGTAGCAATTGGTGAGCAGGAACCCGCGCGAACTGGTGCCCGCGGTCAAGGGCTGAAGATAATTGCCGATCGCCTCAAACTGAGCCGTGCTGGAGTTGATGTTGGCGAAGTAGTAGGTTCCCGCGGTCGTCGTGCGCGCAAAGACGCCGTTACCGTGGAGCGAAAGGCGAATCGAACTGATATACGCTCCGGTGATGTCCATGACGTCACCCTGGGAGGTCGAATTCTGGCCCTCGATCTCGATGCGCCCCGTCGTACCATTGAAGCCGCTCGCCGGGGAATTGAGCGTAAATTCGGTGGCGTTGTCCGCTCCTCCAGCGCCGCCCGAGGGCGGGTTCCACTGGAAGCTATAAAACGCCCCCTCGATACGAACATCCGAAGCGATGCCGCCGCTATCGACCTCGAGCACATGGGGAACGGCATCCGCAATGCCGTGGAATAGCGACTCGGTTAGACCCCCCGTGCTATCGACCCAAATGAATTTGTTGTAAGCGAACACCGCGCCGTCATAGACGAGGCCCGAGACGATTACCGTTGAGGTTGCGGTTGTTCCGTTCCCGTTCCCGAAGACGTGCAGAAAGGCGCCGTTGGCTGCGGTCCATTTGACCAGGTAGTAGTTGGGGCCGGAGTTCGCCACATTCTGGAAGAGATTCCAGTCCGCTGACATGCCCTTGATGGTGCACGTCTCGACCACATTGGCGAGGTTCAGCCAATAGCGGATCGCGTAGCCGTAAGTGTCGGTGAGGTGAATGTTCCCCATCGGGTCGTTCACGCTCGTCGCCCCGATCACATCGTAGGCATTGACCACGCGAACGCCGTCTAAGTCGAAATTAGCGAGTTGTTGACCGGAAACCTCAGTGAAAAGCGGCGGATATGCGGTAGGGGTCGAGGTAGTGCCGGTCTGGTTCGGCCAATAGAAGGTGCAATTCTTGATCCTGACGCCATTTCCGATGGTGAAGGGTTGCACGCTCGTGCTGGTCAGGAGGAAGGTCGAGCCGCTTGTGCCGTAGTTGGTGCTCGCGTTAGGCGGGCCGCCCTGGCATTCGATCTGCACGTTGTTGAGCGCGACCGTCGCTGTACCGTTGAGCAGGTATTGACCGGGTGGGATGATGACGATGCCGTGGATGGACGCCGCCTTGATCAAGGCGGCAGATACGTCCGTCGCCCCAGTGAGGTCGGCCCCGTACCGCAGCACATTCCCCGCCGGATACGCATAATTCGTCGGCGTGACCGCGGCGGCTATCTCTGCGGCCGTCTGCGGGTTGGTCGGGATAGGAACGCCCGCTATGGTCGGGGTTCCCGTAAAGGCTGGCGAAACCGTGGAGGGGATAGGAACGCCATTGATTAGTGGTGTTCCAGTTAGTGCGGGAGATGCAGTATCCGCTTTGCCCTGCCATGCCGCAATCCATTGCGCAGTCGTCCATATTTGCTGATTCGTGATGCCGCCATTCGGCACCGTTTGGCCGAACGCGAGCGCGGGCAATAGGAGAAGGAGGCTCAATAGCTTTTGCATCAAACTGGTACTCCGGTGTTGCTGGTGCCCGATTGGACGCCGCTGTGCTCATGGCTTCTAACGCTCGTGAGATGCCCGACGACATCGGTACTGCCGGTCACGGTGCCGCTCGCAATGATGTCGCCGGTCGCATCGATCGTTCCGGTGACGTTGGTGTTGCCGCTGATATTGACGGTGCCGGTGATATCCATCTCCCCGGTGTGCGTCCATTTGGACGCAGCCGAAGTGATGGTTCCATCGCCATCGAGAATGATCGAAGCGCCGTGGCCGTCGTTGAAACTCACCTTGCCGTCATTGGTGAGTTTGAAAGAGCCGCCCTTGGCGTGGACGACCCACAGTTCGCCACCCGGTGCCGCTGGCCCCTGCTCGACGTTTGAGAAGAAGCGCAAATTGGCGCTGCCCGATTCGTCATTGCCGTCGACGAATGTGACCTCGACCTGGCTGCCGAGATTCGG